TAGCAGGTGGTAGTGTAGACTGGTCCGATGAGGAATTAGTATTTGCAGGACTACATCACGACTTAGGAAAGGTTGGTGACTTAGAACAAGAACATTACATTCCACAAGACAATGATTGGAGAGTAAAGAATCTTGGAGAAATTTATATCGCCAATACTGATATACAAAATATGAGAGCACCAGAACGAGGACTATTTATATTACAACACTATGGTATATCGTGTAGTCTTAATGAAACTCTCGGCATAAAATTAGCAGACGGATTGTATGATGATGCAAATGAATACTACTTAAAAGTATTTGACGCTAGAAGGTCATTGAAGAATAGACTACCATATATTTTACATTGGGCAGACCATATGTCCACCGTAGCAGAGTATGATGAGTGGAAAAGAGAAAATCAAAAAGAATCTGAAAAGGTCCAAGAGTCAGTAACGAGTATTAAACAAGCAGTTGATACTGAAGTAAAAGAAAAGTTCAACACCAAGACCACAGATGCAAAAGATATATTTAACGAACTATTTGGGGAGGCGAAGAAATGATTTATTTTTTAATATTATTTATTCTATTGACTTTGGTTGAAAGTTATGTTATATTTAACTTAACGAAAAAAACTGAACGATTAGAAACTTGGGTAGAAGATTACGCACAACGTATAATTGATACACAAGAAACATTAAAAGAGATTGATGATAAGGGTAACTTTGAAGCAGACGACGAAGTCGGTGTAGTCTTTACAGCAATCAAAGAAACCGTAGATGAATTAAACAAAATAACAGAAAAGGAATTATAATGCCAAGAAAAGCAGCAAAAGGTTCACCAAGATATTACTTCCACCAAGGAACAGAAGATGCAATCATAAGACACAATAAAGAAACTCGTCCACATATGAGGGAACGAATTTATAATGAACACATCAGACAACCCTTTGAGAAGTTAGCAGAAAATATAATTCATACATTTAAGTTTTATTACTTTGATGTTCCGAGTGTTGATGTAATGCACGAGGTTGTTAGTTTTCTATATATGAATATGCATAAATTTACTGAGGGTAAGGGTAAAGCATTCTCATACTTTAGTATTGTTGCTAAGAACTATTTGATTCTACACAACAACAATAATTACAAGAAGATGAAACAAACCGATAGTGAGGAAGTTACTGATTACAAACGAGACCCACTACAAGAAGCGTCAAGAGCAGACTTGATTACTGCAAAGAAAGAATACCTTGATTTGTTTGTTGAGTATTGGAGTAATAACTTAACTACTATCTTTAAAAGAAAACAAGATATGGATGTTGCTAATTCAGTATTGTATCTAATGGAAAAGAGAGAGAACATTGAGAACTTCAATAAGAAAGCTCTATACATTATGATTAGAGAGATGACCAATTCAAATACACAACACATTACTCGTGTTGTGAATGTGATGAAGAAACATCACGTTAATCTACAACGAAATTACTTAACTACTGGTTCCATTGAAACTAAATGGACAGGTAGTTGGGATAACCTATAAAACAAAAAAGGGGAATATTTCTATTCCCCTTTTTAATCCACCTTTATTCTTTTTTACTTATTATTAAGTAATCCTAATATCACCAATAGTGATATAAATCCAGCGAATCCACTTGTTGCAAATAAATTCACTAAACTAATTAGATTACCAATAATGTCCATACCGAAGAACCCGCCAACAAAAATCAATTGAACGAGAACCCCAAGACCAATAATAGATAATAGCACATCTTTAAGACCTGCTACTACATCTACTATCATAGCCATAGTATTTTTCATATTCGTTTCCCCCTTTTATTAATCTAAAAAGACTACAAATTCCGTAGTCGTATAATAACTATATACCAAACCAACAAAAATCAAATGATATATAAATATATATCCCTATTTTTTCGTATCTTACTATTTATTATTAGGTAAAAAACAGGCAAAATTATGGCAACAGATTACGAAATATTCAAAGGCAAAACACTCGGTGATGTATTTAAAGACATCTATGATAATTCCCACACCAATAAAAAGCAATTAGAAGTTCTAATGAAAGAGGTAGTAGGGTTTATAAAAGACGGAGATACTGCTATTCAAATTATACCTATGTTGAAAGAATACTTAGAGATAAATGTTAAGAACGACGAACAACTTGTTAAGTTGGCAACAATCGTTCAAAGAATTACTGCGGCAGAAAAGAGAGTATCGGATTCAGGAGATGAGTTCGGTTTATCAGACGCAGAAAAAGAACAATTGATGAACGCAATAGAATCAGATGTTCAAGAGTTACAAGTAAAGAAAGATGAAATTGAGTCTTCAATCACAAAGGAAAATTAATGTTAAAGTTTGAACCAGCAGAGGTTCTTGAGGTATTTACTGATACACTTGATGAATCTTTAATTGGTGCCGTAAGAGCAAGGTATGATGTGTCTCAACATAATAAACCACTTACAGATACAAATATCTTTTATCCATTGGATTCAAATATATTACAAGTTCCCGTTCAAGGAGAAGAAGTATTAGGTTGTGAGTTTGGTGGAAAACATTTTTATATGTCAAAGTTGAATAAGTATAACTTAGTGACAAATGATTCTAACTTTGGAGTAAGTGCAATATCAGTTGGAGACCCATATGAAGATTTTGAATTTAAATATGGCAAATATTTTAATCCCTCTTCTCTGGTAAAAAAACTATTAATGAGAGAAGGTGATACAATTATACAAGGACGATTTGGTAATTCAATTCGTCTAGGTAGTAATCAGTTTATGTCTGGTAGTCAAACTGGTCAAGATAAAAGAGATTTAACAGAATCATCAAATGTAAAAATTGTAGCAGGTGGATTTACCAATGGTCCAATTTATAATGAATCATTAGTTTCAGATTTATCTTCTAAAATTATACAAGAAGAAAAGAGTTCAGTTTATTTAACAACGGACGAATATGTTCCGTATGAAGATGTGGGAGTAACATCAACATTTGATAATAATCCAACATATTTTAGACCACAGGTAATTATACAATCAGATAGAATTGTATTTAACTCTAAGGGTGATAATGGTGGGATAGGTATTTACTCAAGAGATAAGGTTGAGATTAAATCAGCAGATAAAGTTGAAATTCAAGAACTATTCATACAGAACTCAAGGATAGATTCTAATGAAAAGATAGAAATAGGAAGTGGAGAACTATCTCAAGCAGTATTAGGTAATGATGACTTTGTAGGATTTATTACTATACTTGCTAACCAAACAATCGTAGGTATGGAAACACAAAGAACTGCATTGTTGACGGCAAGTGGGGGGACTGAAACACCAGCGAGTATAAAACTAAAAGATGAAATAAAAAGATTAGAAAAAGTTAGAGATAACAAACTTTACTTAAGTAAAAAAATAAATGTAGAATAGGAGTAGTAATGAAGAAAAATGACTTAATAAAAATAATCGAATTAGTTGTCCGTAAAGAAGTTAAAAAACAGATGACCGAGATATTTATTAATGAAGATAGAGAAATCAAATTAGCAGAAGTGGTTTCTAAACCCGAACCTAAAAAGGTTCTCAATAAACCTAAAAAACAATATAGTAAAAATACAGCATTGAATGAAGTATTGAACAATACCAATCCATTAGGAAAAAGTCAACAAGATGAGTATCCATCATTGGGTGGTGGTGTGTTAGGTTCAAACAATATGGCAGAAGTATTGGGTTATGGGGATTTAGGTAAAGGACAGAATAAAGAAATGGCAAGAGAAGTTGCGGCAGTAGACACCATTAAGAAAGCAGGTGTTTCAGTAGACCAAGTTCCAGTAGGTGTTCAAGACGCTTTAACTCGTGATTACTCTGGACTAATGAAAGCAATTAACAAAAAGAAAAAGGGTGAGGATAACTTTAGACCTTAAAATTAAATGAGTGTAAGAGAAATAGATAGAAATGATGATGTATATATTGGATTAGAGTTTCCATTAGACCACAATCTAACAGGATTTTTTAGGCAATCTAAAACTATACAAGAACAAGTAAAATCTAATATTAAAAACTTATTATTAACATCAAAGGGTGAAAGAGTATTTCAACCAGATTTTGGTTGTGACTTAAGAGACTTATTGTTTGAGCAAATAACTAGTGAAACTTTAGATGGAGTTGATAATAGTATTAGAGTTGCTTTAGATACTTGGTTACCTTATGTTAATATAAATGATTTAATACTTGTTCAAGATGAATCTAATCCAAATGAGATAACGATATCACTTGAATACTCAACAACACTTCAACCAGACGCACTAGATAATATAACCTTTAATTTGGTTGTAGGAGAATAAAATGGCTACGAATGTAGATTACCAAACAAATAAAAAAATAGTAAAAAAAGATGTAAGTTATCTCGGTAGAGACTTTTCATCCATTAGAGAAAATCTTTTGGAGTTCGCAAAATCTTATTTCCCAAATACTTATAATGACTTCAATGAAGCATCACCAGGAATGATGTTTATTGAAATGGCATCATACGTTGGAGACGTAATGAATTACTATGTTGACAATCAATTTAAAGAAACACTTTTACAATATGCAGAAGAAAAGAAAAATGTTTTTGATATTGCACAATCTTATGGATACAAACCAAGTTTGGCAATACCAGCAACTGTAGAATTAGAAGTTTCACAATTAGTTCCGGCAAAAGCAGTCGGTGGTGGTTATCAAGCCAATATAGATTACGCAGGAGTAGTCTCTGGTAATTCAATTATTACTTCAGATACTGGTGTTGATTTTACCATACTGGATGATGTTAATTTTAAAGCATCAAGTTCACTAGACAGAAGAAGTGATGAAGTTCAAACACCTTCATCAGGAACAATACCAACACAATTTAAATTAACTAAAAAGGTATTAGCAAAATCTGGAGACACCATAACTGAAACTTTCTCATTTACCGGAGCAAAGAAGTTTGATAAGATAACTTTATCAAATGAAAAAGTAACTGAAATTGTATCGTGTGTGGATAGTAATGGAAATAGTTGGTATCAAGTTCCTTTCTTAGCACAAGACACGGTATTTGAATCAATAGAAAATACTACCCTAAACGACCCAGAATTTGCATCACAAAAAAGTGATACACCTTATATGTTAAGATTAATTAAATCATCAAGAAGATTTACAACCTATGTTCGTGAAGACAATAGAATGGAATTAAGATTTGGTTCAGGTGTTAGTGACAACGCAGATGAAACACTAGTTCCAAATCCAGATAATGTTGGTTCAGCATTAAGTTTTGGAGTAACACATTTAGATACAGCATTTGACCCAACAAATTTTATGAATACAAGAACTTTTGGTTTGGCACCAAGTAATACAACACTAACCATTACATATCGTTATGGTGGAGCAGTAGAGCATAATGTTAGAAGTAATTCAATTACTTTCCCGAAGAACATAACTTTTACAATTCAGGAAGATGGATTAACTGCATCATTGGTTCAAACATCAAAAGATAGTTTAGGTTTTACAAATTCAACAGGAGCATCGGGTGGAGCAAGTCAAGAAACATTAACCGAAATAAAACAGAATGCTGCAGCATACTTTAATGCACAGAACAGAGCAGTTACAAAAGCTGACTACATAACAAGAGTTTATTCTTTACCACAAAAATATGGTAATATAGCAAAAGCATATATTGTTCAAGATACACAATTGCAAGAAAACAATGATACCACTACTGAGATTCAAAATCCATTAGCATTGAATATGTATTTGTTGGGATACGATGGTAATAAATACTTAGCAAAATTAAACGACGCAGTAAAACAAAATTTAAAAATGTATCTTTCCCAATATAGATTAGTAACAGATGCAATTAATTTAAAAAACGCATACATAATCAATATTGGAATTAGATTTGCAATCGTTACACAAAGAGGGTTTAACCAAAATGATGTATTGTTTAGATGTATACAAAGAGTAAGAAATCATTTCAATACTGATAAGTGGCAAATAAATCAACCAATAGTATTAAGTGATATTGCATATCAGATTTCATTAGTTGACGGAGTAGCAAGTGTAGTTCCACCAGACGGAACCAACCCAAACAATTCACTTATTCTTGTGGAGAACAAAGCAACAACATCAAGTGGATATAGTGGAAATGTTTATGATGTAGATTCTGCAACAAAAGACGGAGTTGTATATCCTTCAAAGGACCCAAGTATATTTGAACTAAAATATCCAAATACTGATATTATCGGTAAAGTAGTAGGAGAATTATAATGCATTATTTTGAATTTGGAAAAAGAGACGCTTCAATTTATTCGGGTGGAACAACAGCTTCCATCAATACTGGATTAGATGAGATATTAGAAATTAACAAAAATGTTAATCAAAGTGGAACCGTATCTAACATATCAAGAATATTGATTGACTTTGACTATACAACTATATCGGAATCAATACAGAGTGGTAAGATTCCTTCAACTGCAAAATTTTATTTAAATTTATATGACGCAACTTCAGAAGAAGTTGAAGCAGAACAAAGTATATTTGTTCATATGGTAAGTGGTAGTGCTTGGAAACAAGGAACAGGAAAACTTGACCACAACCCAGTAACATCAGACGGAGTTACTTTTCAATATCGTGACCACGAAAACAAAACACCTTGGGTATCACCATCAGTATTAACTGATGGGGGTTCTTGGTGGTTAAACAAAACTGGACAATATGCAGTTAGTTCATCATACGCACTAACATTTGATAGAAAAGACATCAGAGCAGACGTAACGGACTTAGTAAAAAATCACATTTACTCAAGTTCAGTTTATCCTAATAGGGGATTTATTGTAAAGAGAAAATCACTTCATACAGGTTCAGCCAACTTTTCATACAATCCAGGTGGAGATACTACACAAGATGAAAGTAGTTCAGATAGATTAGGAAACCTAAAATATTTCTCAAGAGAAACACATACAATCTATCCACCTAAGTTGGAAGTAGTGTGGGACGATTCAGTTTGGACAACAGGAAGTTTATCACCATTAAGTTCAACAGACTTAGAAAGACTAAAAGTTTATTTTAAAAATTTAAGAACAGAATATAAAGAGAGTTCGGTAACTAAATTAAGATTAGTTGGTAGAGAATTATATCCAACTACTGCATTTGCTACAACACCATCGGAACTATCAGTTAAGTATTTACCGAGTAGTTCAGTATTCTATTCAGTAAAGGATGCCGATACAGAAGAAACTATTATTCCATACGGAACAGGTTCGATAGTTAGTTGTGATTCTACGGGTAATTATTTTAACTTATGGATGAATGGATTACAAGCAGAAAGAAGTTATCGCTTTTGTCTTAAAGTAGTTAGTGGTAGTGGAACAACAGATGAACAAACAAATTTCTATGATGATGACTTTGAATTTAGGGTGGTGAGATAATGCCATATACATCAGCAGAAGAAGCAGTTCAACATTCCGATTACTATACAAAGTTCAGAGAACTTGAACGAGAGAGAATTAGAAAACAAATTCTTGAAAAGAGAACTGACTATTTAACAAATCCAAAATTTAACACAAGTCTTACGAGAGACTCTCGTGGATTTATACTTTCATTTGAAAATCCAGACTTATTTGGAAAAGCAAATGAACCAGAATTTGAACAAGTTACAATTGACATAAAAGAAAAATACTTCAATACAAGATACTTAGAAAAAATAAATACAACCTTTGAAGACTTGGTGGATTAACGATGCCTAAATACGGATTTACAGAAAGAGAATTATCAACTTACTTCAAACCTAACAAACAAAACATTTCAAATTTTGGTAGGGTATTTGATTTTAATAATCTTGATGCTGAATTTAAACCACCTTACCTTGGACAAAAAGACTATATTAAGTTATGTATATATAGTGTTCAGACTAATCAAATCTTACAAGAAACAATTTTACGAGTTAAAGATTTAAGTCCAAACTATGATTTAAAATATTTAAAATTAAATGTTGGACAGCACCTAAGAGATTTGGGAATTGATGAAGGCGACTATAAAGTTCTATATAAGTTCTTAAGAAAGATTGCCGGAGACGATAGTCAATTTTTTGTTACTGATGAAAGTGGTGAAACCTATGATGGTCCTTACGAATCATTTGACGGACTTTTTTATAAAGTAGTTAATGATGCAGTTGATTTGGAACAGCAAGTATATGAAAATCGATTTACATATGTAATAGATACAATCAATACAAAAGGTGACGAACTAATATTACGAGCAGATGAAAATGTAAGTAATGATATTTACAAAAACAATTTAAGAAATTTAAATTTAAATGTAGTAGCAGCTCCAAATTATAGACAATCAGTTCCAAATAAATCAATTAAATTTAGTAGTAGTAGTTTTGCAGACTTAACATTAATTAATGAAGGAAGTCCTGAAGACGGTGGTGTTGACTTCCAATTTCAAAAATCAATGGAAGGTCAAACAATTGTTTTTGAAAACTTTATGAGAGCGTGGGTTCCTAAACACAGAAAATATGCACCAAAATTGGGTAGGTCTGAGGGACAAAACCACACACACGGAGCAGAAAGAACTGGACACGAAAACATACGACCAGTATTAAACACAGAATTCCCACTTGAAGTTTTTACCGATAATGAATATGGTAGTCTTACCGAAACAACGTTAGATGATACTAACCTTGATAACTATTCAGGTGTTACTGGTTATTTTTATGAACCAACACCTAAACTCAATACAACAAACACATCATTGTTCAATGAAGATAGTCTACCAAAAGATTGGTGGTTAGCAAAAGGTCAACCTGCTACATACCGACATCCTAGGTATCCAAAAATAAATGCAAAATACCATAATATGTGGGATACTGCAGCAGTCCCAATGTATCCAGTATATACTTATGATGATAGCAATGATGAAGTAAATATTGACTGGGAAAAATCCAATAAGAATTCACCAAGACCAGAAGATTTTGGAACACAATACTCGGTTGACGAACATCTTGTTGAAGTACACTTTAATTTAGAAGTAAAGATTGATGAAGTATTGACTGGAGACAAAGTCAAAGTCTCACACAACTTACAAGATGAATATAAAAACTTAAGAAGAAATGGTTACTTTGTAGATAGTATCGGAGTTGTTCACCCAGACCACAACACCGTTAATCCTGGATTTAAGTTTAATAGTGTAAACTTTAATGACATTCAATGGCCTAATTTTTATGTAAAAATGGGATTAAATAGTGTTGAAAGATTTAAAACTTATCTACAATACAGAAATGATTATTATTTAATCACAAACTCTCAGTTTCAAGAGAGCAAATTAAAACTAAAATTAAAAGAACCACTAAGTGAAACATTAAGAGAACAGGATATAGATGGGTTCACTATTGTGGAAGAGTTGTTACCAGACTATGAAGATAACATTTCATTAGTTCCTTCGGTTAAAGTTAACAATACGTTTTTATTACCAGCAGATTTTGACAATGTTGATAGTCCAATAGATAAGCAAGCAACTGATTACAAAACCCATAACACATTACTTAGTGATAATGACGAACTCAATAGAAAAATTGAAAGAAGTTTGGTATCGGGTAGTTTGTTAGATGTTCAACCGAATATTGATTACCAGAAAACCACAACACAATATTATGAATCTGATGATACTGGCTTTGGAAACTTTATTCATTTTTCAAATGCAGAAAGTAGAATTGGTAACTTCAAGAAAAAATTAAAATTAATAGAAACACATGCTGCAACAAGTCAATCACTTATCAATATAACGAGTTCATTATCAAGGATACAAGAGACTGAAAGAAAACGACAACGGGTAATAAATTCTTTTGACCCATTTGAAAATTATATGTATTTTGAAAGTTCATCATACTCAAGTGGTTCTAATGGATTATTTCACGACACTAGTTGGCCTAAAGAAACTTCTACTGAACCATATAGATTGGTCCACACAACAGGTTCAGCTGCAATAACTTGGTATAATAATATGGTATCAAGTGCTTCATCGTATGACTTCAATAATATGAATTCGTTAAGAAATTCATTACCAGAACACGTTTACGCTGATACACAAAATAATACATTTTTAGAATTTATGGATATGACTGGACAACAATTTGATGAAGTATGGAGTTACACCAAACACTTTACTGATATCAATAAAAGAGTTAGTAGTTTATCAGAGGGTATATCGAAAGATGTAGCGAAGCATTATGCGGACGCATTAGGATTAGAATTGTCAAGTGGTAATGGTTTATTAGATTTACCAGAATATCTTTTTGGTAAAAGTGGAAGTGGTGCGGATTTATATGAATCACCACAAGAAAAGGTTACTGAAGAAATATGGAAAAGGATTTTAGGAAATTTACCTTTCTTTATTAAAACAAAAGGAACAGAACGTTGTCTAAAAGGATTACTAAATTGTTACGGAATACCAAGTTCAATATTACGAGTAAGAGAATATGGTGGACCAGACAAAGGAACGAGAGTTAGTTATGAAATTAAAAGAAAATTTACAAGAGCATTAGATTTTAAATCAGGACAATTTATTAAATCTGCTTGGAAAGCACATACAGACGGATTAATTCCCGATACATTAGAAGTTAGATTTAGAACACCTAAATCACAAGACCAAGTAATTTTACAAAAGGATAATAACTTTGCTATATCATTAAAAGATAATGGAGCAACTGATAATTTAGGAAGTATAAAATTTGAAATTAGTGGTTCTGACGGACAACTTAATGTAGTGTCTTCTTCAAACTTACCATTTTACAATGATGATATGTGGTCAGTTATGTTGACAAGAAAAGACCAAAGTTCTAATGAAAAAACTACTGATATGATATTGAGTCAAAGTGTTTATGAAATAACTGCAAAACAATATGATTCAACAAGACAAAGAATAATATATCAGGAAAGTCAAAGTTTAACATCACACACTGCAAGTTTAGCATCAGATATTAATAATGTAAGTGGTAGTAAAATAAATGCAGCATTTACTTCATCGGGACACGTTTTCTTAGGTGGTAGTGGTAGTTCTTTCGGAACACAATTTACAGGTTCATTAATGGAGTATCGTTTATGGTCAGAACCTTTGTCACAAAGTGTATTTGATAATCACGTTACGGCACCAAAATCATACAACGGAAACACATTTACATCAAACACCGATAAACTATTGGTTCGTTATGAACTGAATGATAATAAAAATTTACAATCATCAGCAACAGCATCATCAACTGCATACTTAAAGTCTTATGAAAATGAAACAGCAGCAATTAGTGGATTCACAGGAAACTTTTACAGAACATTGGTTGACCAAGAGAGGTTAAAAGTTCCAAACATTGGACCATCAAGAAGAAACGCAACAAAGATTAGATTAGAAACAAATAAACTAATAGGTCCACTAAATCCAGACGCAAGTAAAGAGGTATCATCACAAGATTTTGCACCAATAGATAGTGAGAAGTTGGGAATATATCTTTCACCTACTGATGTAATAAATGAAGATATAATGTATTCATTAGCAGATTTTAATTTTGATGATTTCGTTGGAGACCCAAGAGATGAGTTTGAATATTCTTACAGAACACTAGAACAAAAGAAACACGATTACTTTAAGCGATACTTTGGTTCAAATAGTTTTTGGGATTATATGAGAATATTATCTTTCTATGACAAGAGCATTTTTAAAACATTAAAACAATTTATTCCAGCAAGGGCAAAAGCACAATTTGGTAATCTAATAGAACCAAATATATTGGAAAGAACAAAAGAAGTTATTGGTAAAAAGCCTTCAATAACACAACCATATTATGAAAATGCAGGACAATTTGAACGAGGATTAGCTATAACAAGTCTTCCATCAGGTTCAGATAATGCTATTAAGTTGAGTGG